GTTCTGTACTTGAATACTTGGGTTATCCTATCAAAGCCCTGGGTGATATGCTTGTTTTCCTGATTGATAAATTTGGATTTGTAGGTATTGGGTATGGAATTATTACTGCCGGTCAATGGCTTTGGAATATTGCATTGGATGCAAATCCTATCGGTTTAATAATTGCCGGTGTTGCTTTATTAGTTGGAACAATTATGTATGCCTTTGATAAATTTGGAGCATTTCGGGGTGGTATTTATGCTACATGGGAAGCTCTTAAAGGATTTGGTAACATTATAAAAGAGTATGTTATAGACAGGATACAAGGCGTTTTATCCGGACTGGGTGGTCTAATGAAGGCCATTGTTCAAATGTTTAAGAAAGATTTTAAAGGAGCCTGGGAGACAGCAAAACAAGCCGGTATGGATTTAACCGGTATTTCAGCGGGTCAGAAAGCAATTGAAAACGCAAAGAATGCCGGTAAGAAGATCGGCTCAGCTTATCAACAGGGAGTTTCAGAAGTTGCAACCAATGACAAGAAAAAAGCTGAAGCGGATAAGAGTAAGAAAAAAGATACTGATTTGTCAAAAGGGGGAACTTCACCATTTATTCAACCTGCTGGTTTAGGTAGTTCAGCAACCGGAACAAAAGGCGGTTTGTCAGGTTCGGGTGGTGGTGTAGGTGGTGTTAAAACCATTAATCAAAAGATTGACATAAAAAATTACTTTACTGTGAGTGGTGGAGGTGATGTGGAAGGAATAGCCGAAAAGGTTGTAAGAGCAATTAATGACCGGTTGAGAGATGCAACAGTAGCTTTAAATTAAAGGAATGAATGAATTTAAGCCAATAGGCATTAATACAGCTATAGATTTACTTACTGAAGTATTTGGGCAACCGGTTTATTATATTCCTGGTACTACTCAAAGTTCAACAGTTGATTCTTATAATGTTTCGGTTGCAAGTGAAGATGAATATGACCGTTTGAGTCAGTTTGGTACGCCGGTAGTGGGTAGTTTTACTATTGCAGGTGGAAAATATAAGGTTTATGACAAAGTTACCGGAAAACTGGTCGACAAAGAATACAGTGATTTTGAGTTTCCATTGGCAACAATAGTAGATTTTTCAAGGCCAAAATATATAACGAAAACACCAACCATTGGAAGCAACGGAACGGTTAAAGAGATATTCGGTTTTGAAGATGCTAAAATTAGTATTCGTGGAATATGCATTGATGACCCTAGCAGGTCTGAACAAAAAACAGCTAAAGAGCAACAATTGGCATTATGGGCATTGAATGATATTGCAGACTCTTTAAGTATTCTGAAAGGGAAGATATTTTTTGAAAAGAATATTACGCGTATTGTGATGGAAGATATACAATTTAGTGCTGTTCAAGGAAAGCCAGGGATGATACAGTTTGAAATACCTGCCGTAAGTGATGAAGATTTTTTAATTATGGATATTTAAAAATGAAATTATGACATTTGCTTTTTATGGTGAAATAGAGTTCCCTGCTTCGCGAACGCGTGGAAAAGTAACTATAAGGAGATTCAGTAAGGTGAAAATTGAAACTAGTTGGAAGAAACTGACAGATACGGCAACGATTGTTTTGCCTAGAAAAGTAAAGGATTTCGACCGGTATAAAGTAAATGATATTTTTCAGGCCGGTGATCCTGTTATTATTCGATTAGGTTACGATGGTGATTTATTTGATGAGTTTACCGGATACATATTTAAAGTAACAACCGGGGTTCCGATTGAGATTACATTAGAAGATGAAATGTATATGTTGAAACGTGAAACAGTAAGTGTGAGTAAAGCTTCATGTTCGTTGAAAGAATTGATAAATGAAATTGCACCTGGTTATACAGTTCAATGTGATGATTCAGCTATTGGTTCAGTTCGATACTCAAAAAAGTTAGTTAGTGAAATACTGGATGATCTGAAAAGTAAAATGGGTTTGTATACTTATTTCCGTGGAAAAACCCTTGTTTGTGGTCGTACTTCAATTGATGGTGGTCAGCGGGTAAAAGTATCGCTTGAGAAACAAGCTCAGGAAACTTTAAAGGAGCGGAACGTTGAACAAGTTTATGTAAGGCTTGAGAGTCTTCAGAAAAATGGAAAGATGCTCAAGGGTGATAAAGGTGAGAAGAAAGGCAATACGATTACTATTAAGCAACCTAATCTTACCAAAGTAGAAATTGAACGGGTTGTAAATGATGCTTATGATAAAGCAACTAAGCCGGGATTATCAGGTGATTTGACATTATTTGGTGTTCCTAGGGTTCAACATGGAATGATAGTGGATTTGTCAAGTATTCTTTATCCTGAAAAGGATGGAGCTTATTATATTGATTCTGTAATAAAAGAAGTGGATACTAAAACTTACCGGCAGGTGGCTAAGTTGGGAGATAAAACGACATAACAAATAAATCATTATGATTTATAATAACGCATTTTAAGCGCGAAAATTGAATTTTACAGCTATGAGTCTACAAACGGAGGCAGATGAATTTATGATGTTATTTAAACGGCATTTAAACGGGTCTATGCAAGCGCAGATACGTTGGGTAACATGCAAGTCGGTTGATTGGGATAAAAAGACGATGGAAGCTGAAGGAATGAGTGACGAACTGGCTTATTATGATGTTGCTCTTGGATTCGGTTCTGTAGACATTAAGCCGGCTTTAGAAAGTGATTGCCTTATTGCAATTTTGGAAGGCCAGGAATCGGTTGCATTCCTAATTTACGCAGTAGAAGCTGAATTGATGGAGTTCAATGGCGGTGATAATGGTGGATTGGCCATTACACCGAAACTGGTAACAGAATTAAATAAAACGAATTCTTTGCTTCAGTCAATTATTACAGTTCTTTCAGGTTCTCCAGTACCTGAGCCTGGCAACGGTTCACCCAGTGCGTTGCAAATTGCATTAAAGGCAGCAATAACCGGCAAACAACTTGGTGATTATAGTGATATTGAGAATGATAAAATAACGCATTGATGGATAAGAATCGTAAAGGCATATTATTAACTGATGGCTTTGAACTGGCTATTAACGTAATTCGGGATTCAAATGGGATGATTCTGTCAGGGATGACAGTTGGAAGTTCTATTGATCAAGATGCGGTGATCGTATTGAATCTTCACCAGGGCGATTTGAAAGAAGATCCTTTACTTGGTCCTGGACTAACAAAGTTTATCCGGGGTAAATATGACAAGTCGCAAATTGATAATGTGATTAAACAGCATTTTACACGTGCCGGCATTGATTATGATGATTATAAAGACAGAATTCAAACATCAATTAAATAAAATATAGTTATGAAATCACTAAGAGCATTTTTATTAGTTAGACAATTTGAAGGATGCAAATTAAAACCTTATTTGTGTCCTGCCGGTATTCCTACCATTGGTTGGGGTAGCACCCGATATACAAACGGAGTCCGGGTATCCATGAAAGATCCTGCAATTACTCAAGCAAAAGCTGATGAGATGCTTTTGTGGGATTTAAAAGCTTTTGAAGCTGATGTAACCATGCTTACTAAGTCCGTAAAACTGACACAAAACCAGTTTGATGCATTGGTTGACTTTGCATATAACTGTGGTTCAGATATAGATATTGATACTATACCTGAAGGACTGGGTGATAGTATGCTTTTGAAAAAAGTATTGGCAAATCCAAATGATCTTGCAATTGCTAATCAGTTTAACAGTTGGATTCATGGAGATGGTAAAGTATTGCCAGGACTTGTAAAGAGACGTAAAGCTGAAGTTGAATTATATTTTACAAAATAAAGTCATGAATAATTACGTAAACAAATTCCTTTCATCCTACGAATATGGCTCACTGAATGAGTTTGTATTGTCGCTTTTCCCTAGTTTTAAATATCAACTTCAGGGGCTAATGCTGATGATATCCTTTATATCGGGAACAGTCAACTACTTTTTTGGAATGAAGCCTGCATTGGCCATTGCTATGTTTATTGCTATCATCATTGAGGTAGTAACCGGAATTAAGGCATCAAAGAAGCAAGGACATAAATTTGAATCATTTAAGTTCTCTAGGTGCGTATTGAAAATTGGAATATGGTTATTGATTCTTTACATCATTCATGCATTTGTAAAAGAATATGAAAACCAAACAAACCTGATTCAGATTGCTGCTTATACCTTCTTTAATTTTGTATATGTCGTTTCATTGACAGGGTTTTTGGTTGAATATATTACTTCCATTTTTGAAAATATAGCAGTTATACAGGGTAAACCAAAAACACAAATAATTGAAGCCATTCAAGGTGGATGGACAGGTTTAATAAATCAAATAAAGCCAACAAAAAATGAAAACTAAACTACTTTTTATCGTTCTACTCGCGATGATCACATTCAGTTGCCGTACCGTTAAGCAAACTACAACCTCGAAAGCTGAAGTAAAAAAAGAAGCTAATTTGAACGTAAAACAGTCGAATGAATCAAATCTGTCAACTGAAACAAGTCTGTCGACAGTTGATAAATCAGTAACAAATGAAGATGTGTCAGTTAAAGTAACTGAGACTGTGTTGTCAAAACCGGATAGTTCAGGTAAACAGTTCGCCGAAAAAATAACTGTTACAGAACAGGTTAAAAATACAAATAAAGTTGCTAATGTAAATACTGAATCAAATGTCAAAACCAATGATGTTAGTAAAACAAAATTAGCTGATAAATCAGACTTTAAATCAGACTCCATAGCAAATAATATCAACACTCAAGAAACAAAAACAAAAACACCTGGTTGGATTACGATCTGTGTAATAGTTTTGATTTTTTCCGGATTAGGTTTGATCTACTATTTGTTGAAAAAGTATAATGTTCTGAAGTGATATCTTCCGGTACCGAGCAAATAAACAATAAAAAAGTATCATGAAGGCATTACAAGGTCAATCTATTTTTGATATAGCTATTCAAACAGCCGGCTCTGTTGAGGCAGCGTTTGCACTTGCTCTGTTGAATGGGTTAAACATGACTGATGACTTAGATACAATAAGCGAA